ACGCATTCAGCAAATTACTGGAGGAGGTAAAAACGGTAAGACCGCTGCCGATTACGGGCGCTACGCCCCCGGCTTCATGCAGCAGGCCGTACCAAAGCCGATTTCCCGCATCACCGCCCCCAGTCAAGCCGCCGCAGGCGGCGGAGAAAAAGCACGTAAAGCTAAAGCAGAAAAAGATATTGCTGAACAAATGCAAAAACAACTTGAAGCAGCCGCCCGCATGGCAGTAGAAAGCGACTACGAACTGCAAATTTCCTATCAGCAAACCGAGCAAGAAAAACTTCTGTCTAAATTCAGCCTTGAGCGCATGGAACGCATGAATAAATTTGAGACCCTATATAAAGACGCTTTAAGTAACAGTGAACGCGAATACCTAGTCGTTGCCCAAACAAACTTATCGCTAAAAGAGGCTAATGAATACCACAAGCAACGTCAAGAGCTGCTGGAAGATGAAGTGCGCACAATGTACGATATGCTAGGTGTATCAGACATCCTTAACAAATCTTTCCAGCGCAGACTAGAGGGCGCTACGGGCGCACCATTTCGTACGGACCTTAACCTAGATCCTAATAACAAGGCAATTCAAACTGCGGACGACCTAAAGGCAAAACTTACGGAAATTACCGATAAAACTTACATGGCCAAACTAGGGGCTGAAGGTATCGGTGAAGCCTTCAGCTCCGCGTTCCAAGGGATTGTCACTGGAACGCAAACTGTTCAACAGGCTTTAGCCTCATTTTTCCGTGGAGTTGCCGATGCGTTTATCTCCATGGCGACACAGATCATTTCTCAGATGCTAACTATGTTTGTGTTTAAGCAGCTTTTAGGCCTATTTGGTGGCGGCGGTGGAGGACTGTTTACTGGCGCAGGTCCCGTATCCGGCGCATCTGCTTTTACTCCTGGTACAGCATCGTTTAACCCCGCCGCTTTTACGGGCGGTTTTAGCCTAATGGCTGAAGGCGGTTTTGTTACCAGCCCCACTCGTGCTGTGGTCGGTGAAGGTGGTGAGCCTGAGTATGTCATCCCAGCCAGCAAGATGCGCTCCGCCATGGGCCGTTACGCTGCCGGCGCTCGTGGTTCCAGCGTCATCCCCGGCAACGGCGAAACCGCCGACACGCAAGACGGCAATACCGCCACACTGGCACCAATCGATGTCCGCTATAGCGTGGAGCGCATCAACAGCGTGGATTACGTTACAGCTGACCAGTTCCGGGCTGGCATGGCACAAGCTGCACAGCAAGGCGCCAGTCGCGGCGAACAAGCAACGCTACGCCGCTTGCAGCAATCCACTACCACCCGCCGCCGCATCGGACTCTAATGCAATACGCCATCGGCCACTTTGTCCGCTTCAAGCAAGCCAACGGCAACACCCTTGCCTTCCAAAACTTCTACATCCGCGCGGGCATAACGCGATCAAACTACTTGCATAGCTTCATGCCCTTTGGCTTCAGCGGCGTAACCGTAAACATTAAGGGCGACAACGTAGATGCAGCTCTAACCTTTCCGAACAACGACCTAAGCCGTGGTTGGGCCTCCCAAGCCACCCTTGAAAGCTGGGTCGCCACAGTGGAAGTCTGTTCTGTAAATCCCAGCGACTCCACCTCTCAGCAACTGTTACACACCTATACAGGCGTGGTCGCCTCTGGTGGCTGGGACGAAACAAGTATCAACTTGCGTCTAAACAGCGTGCTGGATGCTGTCAATAGCGACGTGCCAAACAGAACCCTGCACCAGCGTCTGGTGGGTCGCCTACCTGCATCTTCCTATGTGCGTTTCTGATCTGATTGGCACGCCGTACAAATATGGAAGCGCAGGCGGTAACGCGATCGATTGCATCCATCTCGTGCTTGCTGTATTAGACGAGTTACAGATTCCACGCCCACCTGCATCAAAAGCTTGGTACAGCGCCTCTTGGCGGCAGATCGCCCGCGAGCTTTTGTACTGGGGTAAACGGGTCAAGACGGCTAAACTTGACGGAGACGTCGTCCTGCTGTCCAATACACAGCACACATTTGGGGTCATATGGCAGCAGGGCGTTATCCACATCAGCCAACCCCGTCAAGCGGCGGCTTGGTGCCCTATCGAGATCATGCCGCTGCAGTACGTTGTACGCCACTCCTCCCGTACGAGCGGGACTTAATCGCAACTATCGGACTTAGCGAAGAAGAGTATCTCTGGTACAAACACGAGATTTACAGCAAAAGGCTAGAGCGCGGCGAAGAATACGCGCACATTCCTGACGTACAAAATGAAGGATTTTTAGTATCTTTTTTAGTAAGTCTTGCCGTTGGCGCAATTTTTACAGCGGCGTCTTATTTTCTGACGCCTAAACCGGAGGTTCCTGCACAAGGTCGCACTAGGCGACTTGCTTCTGCCAACGGTCGTAGTCGTTTCAACCAGACCTTTGGCTTTGAGGGCGCAGCAGACATTGCACAATTTGGCCTGCCAATCCCAATTGTTTTTGGACGTTATACAGAACGTGATACGCACACAACAGGCGGCATTTTCGTCAGCCCGTCCTTGGTGTGGTCGCGGATGTTTAGCTACGGCGCCAGCCAAGGTTACAAAGGTTTATACGTAATCGGCGAAAGTGTACTTAACACGCCGACAGTAAACGGCGTGTTTATCGGCACGATGCCACTGGCGTCTTTGTCCGACCAGCATTACGCCTTGTACTGGTCTAGCAAGGACGGTGACAATCGCGTAAAAGCCGACGACCTGTTTGCTGGCACTCGAGCTAATCCGTACTCTGGCGACCCCGAAACCAATGACGATATTTTTCAATGTCCGACGCTAGCCGCCGCTGTCGATACAGGGTTTAGTTCTGTCTACACGCCAACAGGAAGCGTAACATTTGGAGCGTATGCACCAATTAAAAATGGCACGCATAACAAAATAAATTGGCAGATTGTCTCAATCCCTAAAGGCGAGGACCCCGAAAGTCGGCTGCGCGTCACACGCCGAAAGATCGCTGGTACAGCAGCCAATGGATTAAAAGATGGCATGCCTGGCGAGGGTGCCGGCTACAGCTGCTTCATGGGCCTAGTCCGGCACAACAATACGGAATATAAATATCCAACGCGCGTAACGGTTTCTGTTAATGATACCGTGCAATTTCGCATCAGCGATCGCGAGTTTGCCGACGATATTTTCCCGTCACAATCGGGCGTTACGCTGGACGATTTGAATACACGTAGCATCCAAGAGCGCGAAGAAGCCGATGACAGCCTGCAAATAGGCGAAATGTTTATGATCGGCCGCACTGTATGGCAAGTAGTCAGTCGACCAAATAACGTATGGCGCGCCAAGAAAGGAGACTGTGAGTATACGTTGAAGTGCCTAGAAACTACGGGAGGCGTCCGCGAAATCGGGATAGCTGGAACCGCTGCCATCCAAAACCAGATCGGCTACAACGGTCAGACTTACGAACCGCAGTGGATTGGCCCGTCATTTTTCCCATTGCTGCATATTGCGTTTGCAACTGTTCGCAACCAACGTGTTGTAGATGCAACAGAGTTTGGCATTAGATCACAGGTATGGAATAGAGCCAACGGTTTGTGCAACTTCCCGGAAGTGCCAACCCCAGCGCGTCTTAGCGCATTCGATGCCGCTGGCACGACACTGACCACCGGCACCCGCAACGGCTACTTCACTCGCACCAGTGTATTTACCATTGCATTGCGCCCTGTTGGTCTAGACGCCAACGGACAGCCATATCCGTGGGAGCTTTTGGGCGAACAGTTTTGTGTTACCGGCCGCAAGCCCGTCGAACAATACAACTACATTCGCATCAAGAGCCGCACTCCTGGGCAATTTGAATACCGCTTTATCCCAAAAACCGGCGCCGATGTACGCCAGTTCAGTCCAGACGACGCCAGCTTCTGGCGCCTAAATGCAACCAGCAGCATTGTAAACGGCGCTGATTACACCAATAAATACGGAACGTTTAGGGTCACGGCAACCGGGGAAGTTGTGGCCGCTATAGACATTAGAGCCAATAAGGAGTTTCGCACAAAAGGAAAAAGCGGTACAGACGGCACGTGGACGACACAAGCAGCGCGTCTCGTCGTAGAAGAATGGCTGCCATCCAGTCAAGTAGGTGGAAAATTTGGCGGCTGGCATACGCACTATTTAGGCCTAGCCTCTGACTATAAAGGCCAAGAACGTTCTACAACAATCACACTTACGTGGGCAACAAGCAAAACTGTTCAAGTACAGTTAACCGCAGTAAGCGTTAATACGCCGACGAATCCGATTAGCGCTTGGACGTGGAGCAACCCGTCAAAGATGACAGTTACTGGATGGTCGCACGAGCCACCTGATAACTACGTCTTTGAAGCCCTTGTATACGTCAACAACCAATTTAATACTGGCACTGTCGGTCCACGACTACGTGTTGTCCATGATTCTGTTTATACGCCGGGTGATCCCGCGCAACAGGAGCGGTGGTTTGAGTTTGCCAGTCAGATTGCGGACGTATCTCACTTTGAGGAAGTAGAAAAATCAAACGGCTCACAACCTGAGCACGAGATTGTATACGTCAACGAAAGCGTAACAAATCCCGAGCTGCCTACGTATAACAATATGACCATGCTGGGGCTTGCCTTGCGCTCCAGCCGAGCTATTACAAGCCTCGATCAAGTCAGGGCTTGGATCCCAGATGGCGTATCGACGCTCCGCTTTGACACTAATACGATTGGCCCGGCGAATAAATTTTCGGACCTAGTGTACTTTCTGTTGACCGACAAGCGCTCTGGCGTGGGGCGACGCGTATCAGCAGATTTGATCGACACTGCAGGGTTTACAAGAACTTCAAAATTCTTGGTCCAGAATCGTATTTACTTTGATGGTGTTATCGAAGAGCAAAGCAACATTAGAGAGTACATCAGCCAGTTGGCGCCGTTGCACATGTGCAACTTTGTAATCGTCAACGGCAAGTTTTCAGTGGAACCGGCATTGCCGACTAATGCAGACGGTTCGCTACGGCAAGAGGCAGTGCAAATTTCTGCGCTATTTACCTCCGGCAACATCATTGAAGATACGTTTGCTGTGAATTATTTGGAAGCGGACGATCGGCAAAATTTTAGGGCTGTAATGACCTACAGAGAAGGCGCCAAGAATCAGCTGCCAGAACAGCGTTCAATGATGGTGACATGGGCCGACGCTGGCGATGCTTTTAACCAAGCCAAAATGGAGACATTTGATATGAGCGGGTTTTGCACATACCGCGAGCACGCGTTTATTGTGGCGCGTTATTTGTTGAGCGTACGCCGACGCGTTACTCATACGGTATCGTTCAAAACAACCCCAGAAGGCCTGTACCTAGCGCCAGGTCAGTACATCCGCGTTATCACTAAAGCATCGCCTAACGTCTCCTACAACAACGGTGTTATTGACTCAGCCGGAAATGTAACCAGCTTGGGCGATACGCTGACTGGCACCTATGATATTTTTGCCTACCGCTCGGGCGATACAGATGTACGCCTCACGACGTTAACCGTAGTGAATGGGGTGACAGCAGATGCGGCACTGTTCAATTCGCTGTTTACCGTGCGCAACGAAGCCACCAACTGCAATATCTACCAAGTGGATCAGATAACTATGGACGCCGACGGTTTAGTCGAAATCCAAGCAAGCCACTTTCCTTGCGACTCAAGCCTGCGTAGCCTGATTGTGCAGGATGTATTGGATGCGTCCCGCTACACGGTGCTTGACTAATGCCTTTCCCGTCACTGGTTCCCACTTCCCGCGATTTTAATCCGGGCGATTATCCAATCAAACAGTTTCGCTCGCAGTCGGGCGCCGAAATTCGCATCCTGTACGGCGATAGCCGCACCGGCATGGCGCTAAACCTTGCGTACGACAACGTAACCGATGCCAACGCCGACCTTTTCCTGACACATTACAACGAAGTCAAGGGCACGTATAACACGTTCACACTACCTAGTGCCGCTAAAACAGGGTGGACTGGAGCGGCAGCTAGTTTGGATGTATCGGGTGTCAATGCTTGGCGTTATGCCGAACCTCCCACGGTAACAGCCGTGCGTCCCGGTCGCAGTTCTGTGCGCGTACAGCTGATCGGCACTCTTTAGACTTAAGCCATGGCAAAAATCTACACAGGCCGGGACGGCCGCCTGCTACTCGACGGCACAGAACAAATCAAAGTCGCCTCGTGGTCACTGTCCGGCGCACTGGAAGTGCTGGAAACCACAACCCTTGGCGACTCTCAGCGCACGTATGTCCCAGGCGTACAAGAATTTAACGGCAACGCCAGCCTGCTGTACTACACCAATAACGATAGCCGTAATGATGCCGCTGCAGCCCTTAAAAAAGTTTTGCGCACAACCGGCGTAAATGCAGCAGATACTGTGACACTGGTACTTCGTCTAACGGACGGCGTCACAAATTCTGACGTGCAACTTACCGCCTACATCACAAACGTGTCGTTTGGCGCCACTGTTGGAGAAGTAAGCCGTGCAGATATTACATTTCAAGCAACGGGGCCCTTGTCAGCGGTGACACTGTAATGGGCATCTACCTAGGGCAAGTAGGAACGATCGAGCTGACCCGCAAGTCGCTGGAAGGTAGCAAACTGTCTGTCGTAAACCCGTCAGATGTAAACATTGCACGAGATCGGTTTAGTTTTGATTTTGACGAAGGTTTTTTAGTCACTGGTGATCTACTGGAGCTGAGCACAACCGACGGGACAAACCTTGACTTTGTAGCCAGCAGTGGCTGGCCCGACAACACTGTCCATGAAAGCGGCAACTGGTACATCTTTGTTGACGAGCTTGGAGGAATCCGGCTTTATACCTCTTTTGACGCCAGTCTGGATGGGGCTGCAGCTGGTTTAGTGCAGCTAACAGCTATAGCGCGCGACATTCCCATACAAGCAACAATTCGAGGTCGTGATACACGAATTTTGGGCAATGTAACTGAATACGAATTAAACACGAACAGAGAGACTGTTGACGTGACGGTACTTAGCGACGAGCACCGCCAGCAGTACAGCACCTTAATCAGCGGCAGCGGCCAACTCGTGGCCCACTGGGATTACGTAAACAAGGCCGACGAAGAGCCCGTAAATTATCTTCTTCAGCTGGTTCTACGAACAGAAGTAGGGTCTTCTTTTCACGGAAAATTTTTCATAAAATACGGCAATACTATTGCACAATCAGGTAACTTTAATAACAACCAATTTGATGATTCTTTGTGGTGGGAGTTTGATGCGCTTGTTACTGGTGCGGCAGTCGCGTTCACCCCGGACAACGTCGTCAACGCGACGATCACTTTTGTTACAACCGGACCTGTGCGACTGAAAGCCAGCACGCAGCAACGCCGTTATCTGCTGCAGGAATCCGGCAGCAAGATTGAGCTGGAGCAAGATGCCGCCTCTTATCTGCTACTTGAAGAACCGGAGTAAGACGCTTTAGAATCGAGGCACATGATGTTGGTCGTGGTTAGGGGTGTATGGCTGACCTGCGAATTAGCGAGCTTGCAGCTCTAGCCGGTGCAAACCTAGCCGCAAGCGATCTGTTTGCGGTAGCCGATGTAAGTGCCAGTGAGACCAAGCGCATCACTGTGCAGGACGCTATCGGCTACGGCGTCACGCTGATTGCTGACGCCACCATTCCAGGCGCCAAAATCGTTTTTAACAGCGGCCAAATTGCCGGCACTGCCATTGCAGCAGGCGGCATTGGCGCAACTCAGATTGCCGCCAAGGCCGTCAGCGCTACCAAACTTGGCGACGAATCCACCGTCGATCTGGTTACCTCACTGCCCGTCAGCGGTGCCTACACCGGTCAGTTGGCCCTTGATACCGGCACGCTAAAACTGTACTGCTGGGATGGTGGCACATGGCAGTCAATTAAAGCTGCCGGCAGTATTAACACCGTTGCCGGCAGTACCGCCGGCATTATCAATATCGCCATCGCGCAAACTGGTACAGACGTTACCGTAAGCGCCACGCTGGATAATACCAGCGCCGCCGCGCAATTCTTGGCTGGTCCGACTGCTTCGGCTGGGGCAGTCAGCTACCGCGCAATTGTGGGCGACGATTTGCCGACAGCTACTACTACAGCCAAAGGCGCTGTAGTGGTAAACGGTAATGGACTAACGATGAGCGGCAATACGCTGCAAATCGACAACAGTATTACGGCCAATAGCACAACCTATCAAGTTGCACAGTACAACAGTAAGGGCCTCATTACTGCAGCACGTAATATCACTGGCGCGGATCTGCCTGCTGCAACAGCAGGAGACAAGGGTGCTGTAATTCCAGGTAGCGGCCTAACAGTAAATACTGCCGGCGCGTTAAATCACTCCAACTCAGCAACGCCAGGCACCTACACAAAAGTAACGGTAGATGCGCAGGGCCATGTCAGCGCTGGCACTGTGCTTGCCGACACCGATATTCCTGATCTTCCTGCTACTAAATTAACGTCTGGCACGTTAGATGCCGGGCTGCTTGGCACTAATGCCGTGGCAGGCACTAAGTTGGCCAATTACTCTACGGTCAAATTTGGCGGTGCCGGCTCTACTACTGGCGTTGTAACTTTCCCCACGGCTGAGTTTACAGGTCAGTATTTCTTTGATTCGATCAACGGCGATCTATACCTGTGGGATGGCAACGCTTGGCAAAGCATTACAATTACCGCTGGCGAAATTGTCTACGCCGGTACATTTAACGCCGCTACGCCGTCCGGCGTTGGCAAAGTTGCGTCAGTCACTACTGCCGGGCAGGCTATTGGCCTAACTGTCAATGGCGCACTTCCGGCTGCTAGTGCAACCAATAACCGCTACTACCTTGTTGTAGCTACTGGCGGCACGATCACAACCGGCAATGCGCCGCATGTGACCCTATCCGCCCCGGACATGATCCTGTCCAACGGCACTACATGGGAAGAAATTGACGTTTCAACTTCAGTCACTGGCGCCACCCAAGCAACTGGTATCACCGTCACACCTGCCGGCGGCATCCAATCAACTAACGTCCAGACTGCACTGGAAGAACTGGACACCGAAAAGATCGGTGCTGCTGGCGCAACAATCACCGGCGAACTGCTGATTGGCACCACAGGCGCATTGGCATTTGAGGGCGCCACGGCCAATGCTTTTGAGACTTATCTTGCAGCCGCCGACCCAACAGCTGATCGAACTATCACGCTGCCAGATCGCTCTGGCACGGTCATTACTGATGGTGACACCGGCACTGTTACCAACACAATGTTGGCCGGAAGCATCGCACTAAACAAACTGGTTTCACTACCCAGCGGCAACATTATTGTCGGCAACAACAGCAATGTACCAACTGCTGTTGCAGTATCGGGTGATGTAACGCTAAGCACGGCTGGCGTGATTGATATTGCCGCTGGCGCGATCGTCAACGCTGACATCAATGCCAGCGCCGCTATTGCTTACAGCAAACTTGCCGCAATGACTGGCGGCACTGTGCTGGTTGGCAATAGCAGTAATGTCGCCACCCCAACCACTTTGACGGGTGATGTCAGTATTACAAATGCCGGCGTTACATCCGTTGTTGCCGGAAGTACAAGCACTGCGGGCAAGCTGCAACTCACCGATAGCACCAGTAGCACAAGCACTACCACTGCAGCGACACCTAACGCGGTAAAGACGGCATACGACCTTGCCAATGCAGCACTGCCCAAGAGCGGTGGCACCATGACGGGCGCCATTACTTTTGCTGCTGGCCAGACCATTTCCGGCTATGGCGCGATTGATACTGCACAAACATGGACCAAGGGCCAGCGCGGCGAAATTACAGCACTTACGGATGCCGCTACGATCACACCAGACTTTGCCGATAGCAACAACTTCTCCGTAACGCTTGGCGGTAACCGCACTTTGGCCAACCCCAGCAACCTTGTAGCCGGTCAGTCAGGATGCATCTGGATCACGCAGGATGCAACGGGTAACCGCACACTTGCTTACGGCAGTCACTGGGACTTTTCAGGCGGCACCGCCCCTGCGCTAACGGCAGCAGCCAACGCACGAGACTGTCTTGTGTATGCAGTACAGTCCGCAACACAAATTACGGCCACCCTTATCACAAGTCTGAGTTAATAGCATGGCAATCCCAGGCGGCGCCTTAAACCTGCTACTTTCAGCCGGTGCAGAAGCGACAACCCCGACTATTGAATACTTGGTCGTAGCTGGTGGAGGCAGCTCTGGTGCGCCTTTATACGGCCCTGGCGGCGTCATTTGGAACTACGGTGGCGGCGGTGGCGGCGGTGGCGTCAGAACTGGATCGGGCTTTTCAATTACCAAGGGGCAAACATATACCGTCACAGTTGGCAGTGGCGGAGCATCTGTAGGGTTTGGCAGCGGTGTCGCAGGCAATCCCGGGTCCAATAGTGTATTTGCCAGCATTACTGCCACCGGTGGCGGCGGCGGCGGTGGCTCTCAAAATGCAGGTAACGGTGGATCTGGCGGTGGTGGCGGTGGGGATAGTGCCGCCTCAGGTTTTAACTCTTTACCTGGCACAGGCACTGCCGGACAGGGCAATAACGGTGGGGCGGGTTTTAGCGGATCAGTTACAGCAGCAGGCGGTGGCGGTGGCGGCGCAGGTGCTGCAGGATCGGCAGCGACAGGTTTCAATACCTCCGGCAATGGCGGCAACGGTGTTGCGTCGTCCATCACAGGCACGTCCACGTACTATGGCGGCGGTGGCGGCGGCGTTCCCAACGGCATAGGAGGCCTAGGGGGTGGTGCAACTTACTTTGGCTCCGGCGCGGCTAATACAGGCGGCGGAGGATCCGGTGATGCCGGAGGATCTGGAATTGTTGTACTAAGGTACTCCTCTACTTATGCGGCTGCGGCATCCACTACTGGAAGCCCGACAGTTACGGTAAGCGGCGGCTACCGCATATACACTTTTACCGGCTCTGGGAGCATCACCTTCTGATGGCTTATTACGCGCAGCTGGATCAAAATTGGCAGGTGCAGCAAGTCATCGTTGTAGACGATTCAGTGCTGTTACTTGAAAACGGTATGCAGTCAGAAGCGCAAGGCGTAGAATTTTGCCGGCAGTTATACGGCATCTCTACGCAATGGATACAAACATTTGCGGATGGCGGCAAGTACAAAAATTTTGCAGCTATCGGCTACACCTTTGATCCAGTGCGTCATGCGTTTATTGCGCCGCAACCAGGTCCTAATTACGTGCTAGACGAAGCCACATGCGCTTGGGTACTTCCTGTGTAGCAGTGTTGCTGCCCTAGGCGGTTACCATACGTTTATCGCTTAAAGCCCATGTTTATCCTCGACGGCAAACAGCTACTGCCGGACCAGCCGTTCAGCCATCAAGGGATTAAATACCCTTCAAATTGGCTGGCGCTATCCAGTGCTGACGAGCGTGCCGCGATTGGGATTATCGACGCGCCAGATCCTGCACCCTACGACGCTAGGTTTTATTACGGGTATGACAGCAACGGTAATTTGCTGCCGCGTGATCACGGTCAGCTAGTGAGTGAGTGGACTGAACAAACGAGAGCAACTGCAAACGGGCTGCTGCGTCCTACGGATTGGATGATTATCCGCCAAGTAGACAACGGCGTACCCGCGGATTCCGCAGTAAAAAGCTGGCGCGAATCAGTGCGTCTAGCCGCCGGCAGCAAAGTCTACGAAATCGAACACACAGCCGACACACCAGCGTTAGCCGCGTACATTACAGGTGCTGACTACCCTGCGTGGCCTAGTGACCCCAATGCTTCTGTTAGCCCTGTTACTGCTGATAGGCTTCAGTTTCTTAACAGCAGCGAAGAAGGCTGACGATGGCCGCTAAATCCAAAACCGCACTGGGACGCGTCGAGCACAAGCCCGGCAAACCTAAAAAAAGCCGTCAAGGCCAAGGTCAGCACAGCCTGCCTAATCACGGCCGCAAAAAACTGCGCGGTCAAGGTCGTTAAACTAGGACAAGACCCTAACTGCCCCGTGGAGCCACCAACAGGATTTTGGCGGGGCGTAAAGCAAGAGGCTATTGCCGGTCTAGTTGTCCTGCTGGCCGGCGGTATTACTACCGGCATTGGCTTTCTTGTTTATACGGTCCCATCCAAACTGGACCACGTCATCCAAAACCAGGAAGCTTTTAAGACGCGTGTCGGTACTTTGGAAGAAACCGTACGCGATCACGATGTACGGATCATCAAGCTCGAGTTACGTCCTTAATGTCTGTAATCCACTCGACTGATTACGGTGACGGCTTCCGACTGGAGCAGCTGGAGAACGAGCGCGGAGAGATCTACTACCGTGCGTGCAAGGACAGTGTTTGCCGCTACGCCGAAGATGACTACATCGCGCGTATGTACCTAGAAGGTATGGGCTGGGATCCTACGCAACCAGCCCTCCCGTAATCCAATACACAATCTGGTCCTCCCTTTCCTGCGTCCAAAACTGCTGGCGCCGATACCACTCCAGCCAGTCCTCCGCCGACTTGGCGGTATTACACCCAAAACAACAAGCCACAAGATTTTGCGGATGGGTCAAACCGCCGCGCATTTTTGGATGCACATGATCGAGCGTGGCTGACCGCCCAAGATCTACATCGCAATAAGCGCACCTGTTATCCCAATCCTTAAGTATTGATTGCCTAAAACGTAGCTTTGCCTCTTTTTTGTTTAAGTATTCGCCATCCTGAATCAGATGGTCCATACCGCCGCGTATCTACACAAACGGTAGCGGCGGAAACAGTCTCCAGTGCTAGACGTCTTATCTACTACAGCTAAGCTAGTGCTGGAGCACATCCTCTTATGACCGACCAACAAATCGCTATTACTGCCGTTGTCGTAGCTGCCGGTTCCGAAATTATCGGTATGAGCAAGCTGCGTTCTAACAGCTGGATCCAACTGGGACTGCAGGCTTTGCGCTTGGCATTTCCCACCAAAAAGCGCCGCTGATTTTGAGGGCCCGCAATGACCAAGAACGCCATCCGCCTTAGCGATCTGTTCCGGTACTACCGGGCCCTTCCGCACCAGCTCGCAGCAATCACCGAGCTGGAGCTAGCGATCAACAAGGCCAACCCCCATATCATGGGCCGCGACCAAGGCTGGTTCAAGACCTGGAGTGTAGCCGGCAAACAAAGCAGCTTTCCCAACACATGGGAAGGTGTACTTGAAGCCGCCCGTGTAGCCGGCGCTAAGTTTCCCGAGCTGGTTGCAGCCCAGTGGGCACTGGAATCCAGCTACGGCAAACTGGTCTCAGGCCGCAACAATTTTTTCGGCCTAAAAGGCAGCGGCACCGACGCCAAAACCCAAGAATTTATCGAGAACCAGTGGATCTCGATTACTGACAGTTTCATTGATTTTCCCGATCTGCTGTCCTGCGTCATCTACCTTGTCGACCACTGGTACAAGGATTACAAGCAGTACAAAGGCTGCAATAACGCCAGCACTCGCGAGGACGCTGCCAAGTGGCTGGTTAAGGAAGGCTACGCAACCGACCCCAACTATGCGGGCAAACTTATTGCCCTGATGGAGCAGCACGCTGGCACTAACCCCGCCACAAAGCCCACGGAAAAAATCCTCAAGGTTGCGTACGAGTACCAGCTCGGCCCTGACGATGGAGCAACCGGCTATCGCCAGTGCTTCAGCTCCAGCTGCGCAATGGTCGCTAGGTATTACGGCAAGATCTCAGGAGACTACGAGTACAACAAACTCCGTGCCCGCTTCGGCGACACCACCGACCCCAAAGCCCAGCTGGCCGCCCTCAAAGCACTGGGATTAAATGCCTCCTTTGAAATGGACGGCACTGTTGAGATTTTGGAGGAGGAAATCAGTAACGGCTATCCGGTGCCAGTCGGCTGGCTACACAAAGGTCCCGTGTCCAACCCAACTGGAACGGGCCACTGGAGCGTTGCG